CGGTCAACACCTCGCCTGTCACAAAATCTTTAAACCCTAATCCTGCTGCCATTTTTACTCCTTAGTAACTGAGCACATTATAGTCTAAAGTGCCGTATATATTGTTATTTAAAATTAGAGCGTCTAAGATGGGCTCTAATGTAATAAAGTTGGTTAGCCAACTGTTCGGGGTTATGCTCATGCTTACCCCAAATATCTGTAATGTTTTTTCCAGGGTACTGCCGCCTGGTTGAGTGGTTTTGACTGTGATGGGGTCAAAAAAATCTAAGCCTAAAGCTGCAATTATGCCGCTATTGTAATTATCGGTATGTAGGTCTAGGACTATGGAATCGACTCGTATGCTTGTCTCTTGGCGGCTTGCCACATAAGCCTGTGCATAATCCAGGGCTACTGCATCCGTCTGCATAAGTAGATCATCTAGAAAATAGCTGTGTAAAAAGTATTTGTCTATGCTAGGTTGATTTAGAGCGACCTGAGCAGTACCCCCCAATCTATTGATTGTGGCTTTATTAAATATAAGGGTATCGTTTAAGATCCAAGCCACATCTCTATAATCTATGCCTGTGCCATCATCTGCAAAGACTGTAGGTGTGCCACCTATTGAGCCAGCAGTAACACCCCTGTCTTGAAAAACAAAGTTATTATTGGCATCTACATATATTGCGCCATATTCGCTTTCGGTAGCAGTGAACAAAGCCTGCAAGGCTGTGCGATTAGTACCTGGGTCTGCCTGTAAAGTAGTTAAGCCTGGATCTACGTCACGCTGCGATACTGGCCAATCAATCTCATCTAGTATCTGATTTATGCGTGTGCCAGATAGATCACCAGCAGTTGCCCCAGCCACTGTGCTTATCTGGGCATTTTGCGCCAACCTAAACGCATCTACAGCTTGAATAGTTGTATATGTAACATCCTCAGACTCTTTAGGATAAGTAGTTACGTAACTTGTAATAAAGCCTGAAAATATAGGATATGTTACCGATGAGTAGGTAGCAGTGATCTGCACCTTCTTCATAGGTGTTAAAAGATTGTAATAAGGCCCAGTTACATTCTGAGGATTAAAGTCGCCATTTTGATCTATAATGCGTAAGGTTAGCGAGCCTGTTGCAAATTGATCGCTAAGGGCGGTGCGCCCACGCTTAGTATCTATGCGGTTAAGTTGGTTAGATACATCGACAACTACAGCTACAGAATCTGTTAGTATATTTGTGTCTAATATGCCAGTATCTAAAATCATGGCCTGGGCAAAAGAAGGGCCAGTAGAAAAATTTATTATTGCATTTACTACAGGTAAGGTCATGGGTTTATAGATCCTGCTGGTGAGGTGCTATAACCTGTCTTTTGTGATAACTGTAGGCTTTCGGCAATTAACTGGGTAAACCTATCGCCTGTAAATGTTGTATCAAAGGATAGGCTAAATTGATTGCCGCCACCGCTAATAGCGCTAACTGCCTGGCGTTCTGAGGCCATGCTGGCTACAAATGCTGGGTTGCTTAGGTTGAGCGCTTTGTTAGCCTCGACAGCCTTTTCTACTCTTAATTGATCTACTAAAGGTAAGCTTCTAGTAAGTGACTCTGGTGGCTTAAACCCTGCTGTGGCGATCCTTGCTAAAATCGAATTCAGTGCGCTGTCCATAGCGGTTTGTAATTTCATGGTTTGTGCTAGCAACATCTGACTTGCACTTGTAAAGGCATTGGCTAACTCTGCCGCTTTTCTTGCAGCCTCTAACTCGGCGTTAATCTTCTTGGCTAAAGCCTCATTGTTATCTAGGATTGCTATCTTGGCTTGGATACGTAATTTAGTCTCGGCATCAGTAGTCTCATTAAGCGCCTTCATTAAGCCTATGCGCTCTAGGTCAAACTTCTCGGCTAGCTTGTCTACCTCTGTCTTTTTCTTTAATTGTTCATTTTCTAGTTTACGTAAATTAGTAGCACTTTTTAATGCTTTAGTCTCTTGACGTAATTGGGCTAAATATGCTCGTGCGGATGAGCGCTCTTGGCCGCCTCTATCTGGAGCATTTTGTAATCTTTGCGCTGCGCCTATCTCTGAAAATCCTGCAAGGTAAGCACCTAGCACTGGGATATTTTTTACATCAAATAAAACTCCACCAACTTTTGTGTTACCTAGTGCTTTTAACTCGCTTACCAGTAATGCGATACCCACTACTGCATCTGCTGTGCTTTGAGCAAAATCATCCAGTAGTTTTGTAGCACTACCAATACTGGTGTCTTGGGCTAATAATGACAGCGCATCTAGTAAACCTTTGCCGATAGTCTCTCTAGCATCCTCGGCTGCAACTGTGAGCAGACCCATTTTGCCTGCATAAGTATCTAATCTAGCTGCTGCTTGGCCTGAAAACTTTTTATTTAGCTCGGCCATAATCTTGTCCATATCGCCAGTCTTTAGCGTGGCCTTGCTTATGCCTGCACCTAACCTACTAAGGCCAGTAGTGTTACCACTAAAGCCACGTGTTAGGGCTGCGCTGACTTCGGTAAGTGATTTACCTGTGGCTGCGCTTATGTTTAATGCTGTTTGTAAAGCATCTTGGCTCTTAGTAATAGATCCTGTAACTGTAAGTAATTGCTGAAATGCTGGGCGTAACTCATCATCTAATACGCCTGACAATCTTTGTAGGTTGCCTATGTAGTTTTCAACACCTGGTGCGCTAAATTGAAATCCTGTATTTTTTAACTGGACTTCTAAAGATTTGGCAGCCTTCTCATCGGCCATAAACGCAGAGACGGCCTTTTTGCTAAATTGTAATAATCTTTGTGCTGCAAAAACACTAGCAAAGGTTTTGCCTAGCTTCTGTACCTGTTGGTCAAATACCGATATTTCTTTCTTGCCTTTTTTAAGTGCCTTGCCATTAAAGGTGGCTAAGGCCGAGACGACTATATTGGCCATTATGCAACCCTTTGCTGTGTAGTTTGATTAAAGTGTGTAGCAGTAGCGTTAATTGCTTTCTGTATTGCTTCGTAAATTCTAGGACTATCTTCTGCCCAAGCCTTATAAACTAAGCGGCCTTTAGTTTTGCGATTACCGCCTCGCATACCTGCAATCTTAGGCTGTGTAGTTACCTTAGGTAGTGCAGCTATAAATTGCTGGCTAGCAAAAGGGTTACTTGAATTGAATTCTCTAAATGCTTTACTCTTAGGTGAGTTTAATGTGTATGTACCGCTAGCGCCTTTAGATGGTGTCATTTGAAATGGTGCTCGACCTTCTGGGTTTAATCGGCCTGCTACTTCATAAACTGCGCCAGGGCGACTAGCATTGTAAACAAAATTATAAACTTTAAAGCCATTAGCAAAAGTTTTATTTTGTCCAGGGTTATAGCCAATTCCAGCCCTTGCTATACCTGAATCATATTTAGGAAATTTTCCCGTGCCTGTGCCTGCCTTTGTCCAACCAGATAACACATCGCTATTACCTGGGACAAACCCTTTAGCCTTACTAGCCACGCCACGCATTAAAGGATCTACAGCTGCGACAACACGTCTGCGCATATCCTGATCGATAAAATTTAAACCCTTTAGGACATCTTTAACGCCTACGACCTCTACTGGCATTTCGGATCTCCTTAGCTCTATCGGTTAGCACCTGTATCATCGCTGCATACATTTCGCTATCCATATCAATAAACTCTCTAGGCGGTATCCCAGTCTCTACGCTCAGTTGAGCAATACTGTAAAGGATTGAAGACCGCTCAGTTATTTTTTTTCTTCGTCTAACACCTCGACAGTATCTAAACTGTCTATAAACTCAACTCCAAATAAAGGGATCTGAGCGCCAGCCCTGCGTAAACATTCATAGGCTAACCAAAAGATTTCGGTCTGCCTTTCGTGTTCACGCAAGACTTTGCTAATACCTGATCCGTACTTTAACTCGAAAGCGTACTCGACACCTGGTGTTATCTTATGCTCTGATACTTCACCATTAGCCCTTGTTATCTTTAGCTTTGCCATTATTACTCCTTAGTTAGAACGCCACCGATGGTGACACTGTTATTGCGGAGTTTACTGTAAAGGACAGACTTGACGTGGCAATTTCTGAAACGCCGCCTTGGCCTATTGGGGTTAAGTTATTGACCAAAATTGAAAATTGGTAGGTTGGGTTCGTAGCTGATACGGCAGTGCCTTTAACAGTAATTACTGATACTGCTAGGGTCTTGCCAAAGGCTGCGCTTAATGTGTCGTTTACCTGAGCTGCTGCCCAGTCATTTATAAAGTCGATTGAGAAGGTTCCAGACTGTAGGCCTGCCACAAACTTGTGTGCTGTATCGCCCATAGCGGTTACTTCTAGTTCATCTACAATCTGATTGATAACAGCGTTGGTGACGTATGAGCTGATATCGATTGATGGTGTTGTAGGCGCAGCATTGGTAGCCAACTTAACACCTACGTTATTATTTAAATAAATTGCCATACTTATTCCTCATCTTTCTTAGTTTGTGCAGTTGGTTTTGGTGCGTCTTTAATTTGGCCTGTCTTTTTCAAGAAGGCTAAGTCTTCTTCGTGTGTGCTCATTTTTAACTCCAGCTCGTTAGTATTGATACTGTTATTTCCGATGTTAATAAATCTCCACTAGCTGCGTTAGTTATAGCTGGAGCGGAGACACTTGATATGTTGTAAACCAGGGTAGATGCCGCTAGTTTGGTTGCTACTGCCACAATAAAATTCTCTATGCCTAATAGGTTGCCTTGATTGTCAAAGGCAGGGGTAGTTATTAAAATCTTAAAATTAGCCAGGGGTGCGATGCTTGTTTGGCTGTTATTGCTTGGCACGATGTAGGGGTCTGAGGGTGTGACCACCACGCTATTTGCGAGCAAATTACTGGGCGGAAATGCGAAGGTTGACCATACGCCATTGTTTGTGAGGGCGGTTGCTAGTGTGCCACGTAGGGTGGAGATCGCTGCCATTAGCCCACCAGTGATGCTGGACTTGAATACGGCTGGATGAGACCACGTACTCGGTTAATCAGCT